TCAAACTATCTCCGATAATCCCTGCAATTTTCTACAAAGAGGTTCCCGAGTAAGTGCTACAGGGAGATATTTGTAAATCGTCTTCACCCCCACCCCTGTCACATCTGCGATCTGTTGTCGGGTAGCGCCGTTCTCCAGCATTCTGCGGCACCGCTCCACCACTTCTTCAGTCATTACCCGGCGGCGGCCACCGACTCTCCCCTGCTCCCTCGCAGCGGCTAAACCGGCGCGGGTACGCTCGACGATCAGCTCGCGCTCCATTTCCGCCAGGGCGCTCATGACGTGGAAAAAAAAGCGGCCTGCTGGCGTACTGGTATCGATGCTGTCGGTCAGGCTGCGGAAATTCACCCCGCGCGCCTGCAGCTCCGACACGAGCGTAATCAGATCGCGCACGCTGCGGCCCAGCCGGTCCAGTTTCCAGACCACCAGCACATCGCCCGGGCGCAGCCGCCGTAAGGCGCGCTTTAACCCTGGCCGCCGGGCATTTTTCCCGCTGGCCGTGTCTTCAAAAACCAGCTCACATTCTGCGCGGATGAGCGCATTTTTCTGTAAATCGAGGTTTTGATCCCCGGTTGATACCCTCGCATAGCCAATCAGCACTATCTAACTCCTTGAAATAGCTGATTGTAAAAAGCCGCGGCATTTCGCTCAAACCCTCGTTTGGGCGAAGCCTCTTTTTGGAGCAAAAAACATGGCCGAACTTAACCCGCCACTGGGCACGACGACGCCGAAAATATTCATGGACAACGTTAAGCGCGCTGACGAGCTGGTTAACGGTCCGGCCGGAACGGTTAACGACCGCGGCGGTGAACCGCTCGATACCTGGCGCCAGATGATGGCGAAAAACGATGAGATCAGGCAGAACCTGATCCCGCTCAGTAAGCAGTATCAAACGCTGGAGGCTGCACAGGCGGATATCGCGAATATTCCGGTGGGGTCGACCACGTATTACCGCAGCCCGGATGACAGCGCTCTTGCGGTTGAGGTGATGAACGTTAGCGGGACGCTGCAGCCTACCGGGCGGAAAATGATTTCAGAAATAGGGGTTAATGAAAAAATTCTGGACAGGTTACCGGACGTATCAAGCTCTGTTAATAAAGTCCCTTTGTTTAACGATGAAGACGATAACGTCCCGGTATGGCTCGAAAACGGGAAATTAAATGCGGTGGCGCTGGATGATAACCTTCGTGACGTATCTGACACGAGCTTTCCTGGAAAAGTACCTCTGTTCCACGACGATGAAGGGAATGTACCTGTCTGGCTGGAAGGCGGGAAATTAAATGCGGTGGCGCTACATGAAGGTCTTCTTGCAGGGGTGCTGACAAATGATGAGTTTAACAGCGCCATGCAGAAAAGAGTTCTTAATACTACTGGGGGCACTGCCTGGAAATTCCGGGCAAAAAAATCCAAGCTTGAATTATCTCTGCCTTCGAAATTGAAAATTGGGTTCACAGGTGATTCATGGACAGAACACAATACTATTCCACAGGTGTTTGCTGACTATTTTTACTCAAAATATGGTAAATCAGGAGATGGCTGGATTCAGTTAAATATTGACAACCCCAACCAGATAAATGGAATAGTTTTAAACCGTAATGGCTGGTCGGTTTACGATGCATCAGGTAATGCGGTTCCTGCATTCCCAACCGCGATGGACGGGATGTACATTTACACAAATACAACAACTTCCACATTAACGCTAAGTAATTTGTTTTCATCGTCTGTGCAAATTTTTTACTACGATAATAATGGGGCATTCCGCTACTCGTTAAATGGAGGAACACCAGTAATAGTTACTGGTTCCGGGACGAATAAAATTGTCAGTGTGACAATCTCGGGGCTTGATGTTGCCGTTGCAACGACGATTAGTATTGATTCTGCTGTTAACGCAGGCACTGTTGTGATTTACGGATTTTACTCAGAGGGAACCGGGAACGGGGTCGAGATCAGTAAGATGGGTAATGGAGGCATAACAGCGCCGCAGTACATCAAAACCCTCCCTTTTCTCTCGCAGACAGGCGCGGTCGTAGCCCCTGATATGCTGATAATGATTATCGGAACGAACGATTTCAGAACCAGCGTTACACTTCAGGCATTCCGTGACAGCCTGGCTTCGTGGATTGAAGCATGGAAAGCGGTCATCCCGGACAGCTCAATAATTATGGTTGCGCCTCCGCAATGCAATGCATCTGGTGCAAACCCATTATCGTCTTTCCGCGACGTTATGCGGGATGTTGCCATTAATGCAGGCGTTGAGTTTTACAGTATGTATGACTTTATGAATACATCCTACGCAAAAAGCAATGCGCAAGGTTTATGGAAGGATAATCTACATCTGAGCAATGTCGGGGCTCGATTCCTCCTCAATCAACTGAATAAATATTTTCTGGAGCAATAGTTATGACCGTTAAATTAAAAGGTATTGTATTACCTCCGACATTGAACTACCCAAAGCTCGATGATTTTAAGTTATTTGACATTATGGCGCAGGTTCCTGTTACCGCTGGTTTGGTGGGGTCATATTTTTTAGGTTCCCGCAATGCAGACCCAACATATAATTTTGCAAACCCGTCACTGCCTTTAATTGAGCATTTGAGCCCAGACTACAGCGACTCAAAATGTTCAATTTTAAGTGTTAATAGAGGATATTACGACACACAAATAGTTCCATCCACCTCGCAGACTATTGTCGCCATTGCAAAAGTACCTTCTGCAACAGGCGTTATTGCATCAAACTATTTTAAAGACAGCGGGGGCAGCATTTCAGGTGACTCTCTAATGGAGATTATCTCCACTGTAAAACAATTGCGATACTATGCGCAAACTGGTGCAAGTAGTATTACATCGGTAACCAGAGATATATCAGCATTCAATACCGGCGATTTTGGTGTCCTTGGTGGCATAATATCTTCTACTCCTGCCGTTGGTGCATGGTCAATGTCGGAAAGCCTACCACCGGATGCCACTATAGCTACATTACCCGCAAGGGCCATAAACTCCCGAACGCTCCGCATAGGCGCAAGTTACGATACCAGCGAGTTCATTAATGATATTGGAATTTCTGCAGTTCTCATTTACAACACCGATATTGGTAGATCAAATATCACCACTGTGATGAACTGGTTGAGGAATATCGTCGGCGTAAAAGCTGGGATCTGGAGCGCACCTAAGGAGTAGGTGGAAGCCCTGACGGGACCATTCCCCCGTTTAAAACGGGGGAGTTAATCAAAACAGAGTCGACAGCAGGACATCAAAACTCGTAAATTGCTGAGCCGGGGAATAATCTTCCGGCACAAAATAGCGATACACCTTAGCCTCAAACGGTGCTGAGACGTAAAGCACATCACCGCCATTGCCTGGCGCAGACCCCAGGCGCAGAAGTGTGGGAGCGATGTTGCCGAGTACCGAGTAGACCCATCCAGAACCTGCATTTTCCGCCAGGACAATGACAGCGACAGTATTCCCGGAAGACGTATATTCCACCGAAAAATATACCCTCCGCTTGCCCCCCTGAACGGTTGCCGCCAGTGCTGCGGATGTATTTCCCCTCTCCGGCGGGACATATGCGATCTGCTGCTCGCTCCATGCAGACCCCGCCCATGTCGCAACGTAGACCCCGAACTTACTGAACCAGGTCCCGGAAGGATCATCCACGGTTCTGAAACGGTAAGTGATATGCGACAACCCCTCGCCATCAAACGCAAATTTCGCAGACTGAATCCCCATTTTCAGCCCGTCACTTATCGCCGGGTTTTCTCCCGGCTGCAATGGCTTGTACGCCAGCTGTCCCTGCGTTACCGGCATTGGCAGGGGCGTGTTATTTATCGTTCTCATCAGTCCATCAGTACCAATGACGCCATATTCCCCTACATGGCGGACGGCAGACGACGGGTAGGCCGACCACTGAAACAGAAGATGGACGCCATCCTCGTTAATGGCTATATCATCCGGGTAAATAGCGCGGTTGGCTGTTTCAGCCACATGCGCATAACGGGTCCATCGCAGCGTGCCGACGTCAAAGCGGTAAAGGATACCCCCGCGTTTATTTTCCCCGGTGGTGCTCCGGCTGGCGACCCGCATCAGGCAATACACATCACCATCGGGACCTCTGCCGGTGATCGGGTACGTCCAGACCCAGTCAACATCCGGAAAGTCCAGGGTCGCATCCACCATTTGCGACACGTCGCCAGGGCGCACGCTGCGAAAGTACCGCAGCAGGTTAACGTGCATCGACGTGAACACGTGGATATATCCCGCACCGTCCACAACCACAGATGGCTGATTATGACCCACGTCATTATTAAATTCCGCGACCGTCCCGTCGACGTTCTTACACATTCCCCGCGTGAGGGTACCATCGGCATCACGGCGAACGATTTCGACCTGATGATAACCGGCGGTGCCGTACTCTTTACACAGCCCGTAGCATTCCACTCCCTGAACGCTGTCAAGGGGATGCCACCACCCCGCCTGATTGCTCTCAGATGCCTGGTCTGAAATAACCGAAATCGACAAATCAGCCATTCACCGTTACTCCCAGATAACGCGCCCGTTTAATAAGGCGTTCTGCCACCCGCTCCATTTCACTGTCACTAAGCTTGCGGTCATAGAAAGCTGAACCATAGCCTGCCCATGCTGCTGCCAGGCCTGCCTGATTGGTCCCTCCCATCCAGGTGGCAGTCGTCCCGCTGTTCACCGCCGTGGAGGTGGATTTCTGAATGCCTGAAGCCGTCACAATACCAAACGCATGCCCGGTGCTGTCACCACACAGAAATACGGCGAACGCGCCAGTTGCAGGCGCGGTGATATCGGAAACGCTGGTACCGGCATCCATGACGCGCTGGAGCTTTTTACTGGCATTCGTGCTGATACGAATATTGCGGTGACGCAGTATCCCTGCATCTGGGCCCACGTCGACCAGCACGATGAAGGTGTAAGCATCCGGCGTAAAGGTGCCCAGAGTCAGACGGCTCTCCGTACCCGCTGCCGCTGCGACACCTTTTGCTACCAGCTGAGCAATACCGGACAGCGCAAAGGTACCTCCGAGGCTACCGAAGTTTTTAAGGCGCCGACCAGCCGGCAGCAGATCGCTTTCCAGATTGGCCCAGGCTAGCGGGCCAGTGACCGGCGGAAGATAATTATTTGCGTACGATGATGCATCAGTGCCAGCGGCCATAATTGCTGTGCCCATACGGAGACTCCTTTACTGTAAGTTAAGTGCGCGCTCAGCCATACGCTGGCGGGAATTGTGATAAACGGCCTGGACCTGTTGCGCAGAAAGCGAATGGTCGAAGTAGATGAATTCAGCGATGTCGAGATTTTTGGTTTTGAACATGGCGTTATCACACCACCCGTTGCCAATGGCGATGTTGCGGCCGGAAAGAATCAGACGATCTGCATCGGCCTCGCGCAGCAACTGATATTCTTCGCCACCCACGCTGATTGCCTGGTAACGCAGCCCGCTGCCCTCAAGTTTCACCACATGTGAAATGAACAGCCACTGGCCGACAGGCGGCTGTAGTGTCGGATAATGCCGGGACGTTCCCCGGTACCCGGAATATCATCCGTGAGCACAATGCGATCGCCCGTGTTGTAGCACAGCGCGTCCAGCTCGGTAGTGGTCTGGAACGTCACCCGCTGCTGCAGGTATTTCATCAGGCGACGCATGCCGATCTGGTAGACGTGATCGCTATCCAGTACCCCATCGAGTTTGTAATTCTCGATTTTCACCGGCGTGGGATTGTCTGGCGTCCGGCATTTAACGGTCTCCTCTGCCCAGGTAGTTCCGTTGATGTACGTCACGTCGACGCCATCAAAATCATCGTCGGACGGCACCGTAAATCCGCTCTGCAGCTCCTCCACCATCTCATGCGGAGTGATCACGCCGGTCCATGGCTTAATCCCCTCGCGGTTGACCGTCGCCAAGCCATCACTCAGCAGAAAACGTGACTTCCCGGCGTTGGCTATCTTCTGCAGCATTTCCAGCGCCGAGATACTGTCGCCGGTAGCGTAATCGAAATACTCGCCGCGTGGCGTCCAGTACGCAGACTCCAGCGCGTTGATGGTGTCGACATCCATTTCCAGCCCCAGCGAGTTCCCGACATGCAGCAGCGCCCCCGAAATGGTTCTGGCCGTTCCTGAGTCGTAGGCCCTCGTGGCCACAACGTTTACGCGCCGGTCAGACTGAGCCGCCAATTTGCCCCCCGTCTCGACGGTCACCGCCATCAGCGACACACCTGGATAGGATGAAGGGCGCGTCAGCAGTCGCCCGCGCAGTGCCTGCCAGTACATCGAATCCCTGGCGTTGTTTGAGCCCTGCTCATTGCGCCGACGGCAGCGAACCTCTACCAGGCCCGGAGAGCTGAGGGTGATCCGCTCAGTGAAACCTAACCCGTTGATGTTTTTAAGCGCGTACTCGCCCTGGTGACTCATCCACCCCGATCCGGAACCGTAGACGCGATACTGAATCTCCCACTCAACATGCCGAAGCCGCTTTTTCCCCTTGCTGTCAAAGCCACAAATGCCGTTCGGGAAGGAGAAATTCACCTCGAACATATCCACGGTCTCATTTTCAGGGCAAACCAGGAACGGCCCCAGCCAGCTCAGCGTGTCGTTAAGACCAGTGGCCTCATAGTCGATCATCGTCCGGGCGGTGAATCCCGGCCATGACTCATCAACGGCACCATTAACCAGGCGCGCCACCGTCGCCGTTGTGCCGTCGGTCGAGACAATGCGGTACTCATTCCCGCGGTGAGCAAGTGAAAGCCGTTGCACCCCCTCCGGCATGCCGGAAAAGGCTGTTCCCGTGGCGCTGTTATAGGCAAGCGTCACATTCGCCGTTACCGCCGGGCTGCCGCCGGTTGATGCCGTGCCGGAGGTGTAAACCGGGGCATCACCGAAAACAGCTGCAGGCAGCGAAGAGGACGTGATCTCCCCACCCGCGAACGGACTGGCCGACTCGGTTATCAGTACGGTGCCGCCGTTGTCCTGCGCAACCAGGCCGGAGCCAGTGAGTCCCTCGGTGATGGCCGCCAGCAGTCCCGACATCGAGACATAGTTAGCCACCAGCGACACCGGGTAGGTAACCCCCTGCCAGGTGATCGTGAACGTGCTGGAGCTGGTCGAAAAATCGTAGGTGGTCGGGGCCGCACTGGCCTGGACTTTTACCGCACTCCCCCCGGTGCCGGGCACTGCAGCCTGACCGGGGGTATATGACGCGATAAACAGATCGTAATCGACAGAGTTAAACCCCAGCGTCACCGGCATTCCAACCACCGGCGCGATCTCCGTCAGCAGCGGGCTTGCGATAACGCTGTATCCGGCCGCCGTGGTGATCTGGTAGTTCGCCGGGGCTTTCAGTTCGACCACGGCGCCAGCGACCCAACTGGGCGGCAGTGCGTTATCGTTCTCGTCATTATCGTCATCATCATCCGTATCCAGCCCGGTAAACGTCACGCTCGAACCGGATACGGTCATGCTGTCTGCGATAATATCGTCTGCGTCCGGCGACGTCTGGGCCATATCCAGCCCGGTGCCGGATGATGTTCCACCGACCTCCGTACTGTTGACCCAGTTTTCACTGCGCTCATCACCGGAAACGTCAGCGCCTGGCGGGTAATGGGTGCTGCTGAATCCCAGTAGCGTTGAAGCTGGCGTACTGCCAACCCGGATATCGCCATTGGTATAAATCAGATCACCTACACCGAGACACAGCAGCATCTGGACGCGCATTTTCGTAGGATCGGCGGCATCGAACCGGGTAACGGGCTGCACCACATAATCAGGGTAGATACGCACCCGGCCAAACACCTCACGAATGGCATCACCGAGTTTTGCGGTATTCGCCTTTGCCGGGTTCAGGTCGAGACTCCGCCCAGTGGATGAGGTATAGCCGCCCGTATCGATGTTGCTCATCATAAACAGCGAATAGGCTGCAGCGGCAACGGAGATACCGACGCCGATCCACGCGATTGTGGCGGCCTCCAGCCCGAAGGGAACCGGATAAAGCCGTACATCACTATCAGGGCGGATCACGCAGGTGGCCCACTCGCCTGGCGGAATTGACAGTCCATCAACCTCAACGGTCAGCGGTGGGACATCCCGATCCTCGTAGCCTTCAACATTTGCCACCAGCCAGCTGCGAATTCTCGTAACACCATGCTCATGCGTTTCAAGTGGTTCTCCGGGAAGCCGGGAAGGATAAAAACGAATGGTCATTGCCAGAACTCCACTTTGACAAATCGCCGCTTAAACCGCGGCAACGGCAGAAAGGTGACGTTCGTTCCCGGATTGCATTCCGCCACATGCAGCAGACCATCGATACTGACCACGATCCCAACGTGGGTGACGGTTGACCCGGAATAACAGGCTACCCCGGCCCCTTCGCAGGGTTCGCAGCGCTCAAGGGTAAGCATCATCCGGCGTGCTTCCCGGTCGAGGCCGCCGTCGTCTTTGGTTACCCCTGCAAAATCGGGCCAGACGGGTAAATTCAGATCGCGGCGTATCTCGTTCACAATGCCGAAGCAGTCAAGTAGCGGGTAGGCTCTGCCGCCCTTCTGCCATTTAACAGAACGGTATTTATCAGGGTTGAACATTGGGATTCCTTAGCTGATATAACGCAGTCCGGGGAATACAGGGAGCGTGTAGCGGTAACGCGGCCAGGCGGTATCGAGGATGTTCATGTAACCCGCAGTGATCTGAACCTCTGTCGCCGTCCAGGAGCCCGACTTGATTTTCAGCGTATACGGCACTTCAGCAGGGGCCGCTAAATCCGTGGAGATATAACGCCGGTACGTCAGCAATGCAGACAGACGGTTAGCCAGCGCATTGCGGATCGCCGTGGACACAACACCATCGATATTGCACAAGGCAAATTTCAAATCTTGCGTACCGTCCGCATTGCGCGCCGGCAGCGCAATGTCTATCGCACAGGCGGTAAACGTTACGGTATCGCCGTTCTCCGTCGTTGCTGTGATGTTCTCGTAACCCTGGCAAAGGTAGTGAACATCAGAGCCAATGGTGATCTGCAGCGTTTCAATGATCAGCTCCGGGCCGCTGCTGGCGTAAAGGCGTTTAATCTGAGTCATGCTTCGGCCACTCCTTATTCAGCGCAATATCCAGCAGTGAGCTGCCGACGATCCATTCCGGGTAGTTACCCCATGGAGCAGGAGCAAGGGGGCGCTCCCATAATTCCAGCGTTGCACTGTACTTCCAGTAGATCGGGGCCACCAGTTCCGGGCCTTGATAAATGTCTGTGAAGCGGCATTTGTAAAACTTAATGCCTGCCGGCGTCTGCAGTTTCATCATGAACCATGCAGCCCCGTCAGATAACGCATCACGGAACCAGGACTCAAACGCCAGTCCCTGCGCATCGGTTTCCATAAACCAGGTGATGCTGGCCTGCGTCGGCGTGGACGTATAAGCTCGCCTTTGCCGCGCGCGGCCGGTGATTAACTGGGTACGTTTTAACGGGCTTACAGGCTGGAATCCGTATCCTTCCTGTAATGGCATAGGAAGACTGTCATGCGGGTAGTAGATATCAGTCATCACTCTAACCCTCTGCCTGGATATTTACTGCGCATTGCCTTACCAACTTTCCCGTCCCCTCTCAACAATTGCGCAGCAACCTGATCCAGGGCTTCCGTTGTCGCCCGCTTCTGCGTTTGAGCCATGGAGAGAGCCATCTGATCAGGTGTCACACCGGGCGGCGTATGGAAATGTTGCTCAATGGGAGCATGGATGGTGGTCTTGCTGCTGTTATCGCTGTTAACGTTCTGAACACCAGTACCAAACCCTGTGCGCCCCAGAGTTGCATCAAGCGGTTGACCATTTCGAAGTGCCTCAAGCTGAGACACGCCGATCCGGTTCGTTGACGCCTGGTCGAAGACGTACTCACCTTTGTGAACAATACCCGCGGGCTGATACTTACCACCGGGGCCGGTGTAACCGCCGGAGGCGAAGCCAACTCCTGAAACAGCCTGGATATTTGAGACGATACTGGCGGTCTGCGCAGCGATGGAGGCCATAGCGATGATGTTGGCCGGATAAGGCGCGCTTACTGCCCCACTTGCTATAGCCTGCTGGATTTTCACCATCGAGTCAGCGATAGCGAATGCCTTGCTCGCAGCAAAAGCAACCTTGTAGATTGCCGATTGCTCACCAAACCCCGTTCGCATGATGTCGGCGGTACTGTCAAACAAGGACTGCGTGGCTGCAGATATGATGGTGTTTTTCTGAGCCTCTATGACCTGATTTGCATCCGCTGCACGCTGACGAATCGAGGTTATTCTGGCCTCACCCTCGGCAGTTATTTCACCGGCCTTCGCATAAGCTTCCTCCTGAGCTGCCAGCCAGCGCTGGAGCTCTTGCTGAGCCTGGTCATATTCGTTGATTTGCCCCTGCATCCCCTCAAAAGTTCCAGAGAGTTGCCCTCCTGTGGGTGTCAGGTTTCCTACAACATTACGAACCGTCGAGGGCAGTTGCATATCGGTGTTTTGATAAATATCTGCCCGCGTTTTTTCATATTCACCGGGTTTAAGTTGCCCCGTTGCTCTGGCCTTCTCCAGCAGTTCAAGACGGGTTTTAAGCAGATCGTTGGTCCGCTCATCCTTTGTCTTTACCTGTTCCTGCATCTTCCGGTAATCGTCCAGGGTTTTTACGGAATTTTGCAGTGCCTCCTGCTGCTTATATGCCTGGAGGATTTCATCTGAACGGGAAAGGATCGACTTCTGGTCAGCGGTGAGCTGCGTTTTAGATTTGAGGTCGGCAATCTGCTGCTCGAACTTGATCCGTGCCTGTGTCGCGCTGTTAAGCTTGTCACTGGCATCCAGCTGGGACTGCATGGCGGTAGTCTGCTGGTTTATCTGATCAAGCAGCCGGGTTGCTGCGTCCTCTGTATATGCTTTACCCTTTGGCGTCTTGGGTGGTTTCGGATCTTTGTACATCTCGTTAATACGAGAAACATTTTTTGCATATTGCTCTGCAGTAATTGCACCTGCCTTCAGGAACTCGCTTTGCTGCTTAATAGCTTTATTGCGCTTATCCGCATTGCTCAGATATTGCTGGTTAACGCGATCTGCTTCCTGCTGCGTTTTAATTCGTTGCTGTTCGGCTTTGTCATTACTGCTGATTATTTCAGTTAAAACGCCTTCTGTTGTGATTTGAGATTGCAGATTATTTAGCTCATCTTCGAGCTCAGCCTTTCTTCCACCAAAAAATAGCTTCCCGCCTGCAGCCTTATCTATCCAATCTAATTCCTTACGAATTTGAGAGATCCGCTCGGTGCCGGTTTGCTCGCGACCAATATCAAGCATGGCATCCCATGCTCCTTTAGCCGTTTTAGCAAGCGAGTCCCAAGCACGTTCAAGAATCCCCAAATTCTGATGAATATCGTTCGCACGCTGCTGCATGGCATTGGCGTAAGTATCACTAGCCACCCGTGCAGCATCCTGCTGATTACCTTCATCCTGCAGTGCTTTAATCTGGTTGTAGGTTGCCAGTGTCAGAAAGTGGTACTGGTCGTTAAGTTTGGTAATGGCCGCAACCGGGTCAGCAGCAATGTCGTTGAAATCACCCACCAGCTTTTCAGTGGCGATGCCTGTGGTTTCACTGATTTCAACCACGGCAGTTGTTACTCGTTCCAATGACTCTGCAGCCACTTTCCCGGATGAAACTATCTGGTTAAGTGTGGCTGCGGTCACGCCAGTAGTTGAGTTGGCAACTACTGAAACCCGAGCGGCCATATCTGCTAGCTGCCCGGTGGTTTTACCAACCAGATTACCGCTAAGGGTCAATGACTTATAGAACTCGTCCTGCTCCTGAGAGCCTTTGTAATAGGCCAGCCCAAGAACACCGACAGCCGCGGCAGCCAGAGTGACAGGATTAATTAACCCCAGCACATACCCGCCAACACCTTTAATCGCGGGGCCAATACCGCCGAACATATCTTTCAACTGCCCGCCCTGCTGCATAAGCACCATAAACGGCGACTGACCCGTAGATAAGCCGACGATAATGTCAGTCATCTGCGCCGGGATCATGCGCATGGCAAAGGCAGTCTGTGCGGCAGATTGTCCGGTTTTGCCAAGGTCGTCGCGAAATCCAGTTAGCCTGTTTCGTGTTTCCTCGATTTTCTTTGAATAAAGATCGAATGTATCGGTATCTACCATCCCCTTTGATTTGAATTTCGCAAGATCTTGCTGTTGTTTATCCAGTTTATTCAGAGCTGCATTTACCGGGTCAATTCGATCTAAGAGTTCAGAAAGAGACTGTTTTTCTTCATTAGTAGCCTTTGTTACTTTCCCTGCACTGGTGGCAGCACGTTCGCCTGCCTGCGTCATTTTTACCAGTGCAGTTGCGAGATTGTCAGCCTGCTTCTCTGCCCCGGAGCTATCAATCACAATGGCCAGGCGGGAGGTTTGTACTGTCATTTAGCTATCTCCGGGCAATAAAAAACCCCGCCGTAGCGAGGTTTTTTTACGAATATAATATTTTGATAGTTATATTATCGAAACGGGTTCACTGGTAATACTCAGGTCTGTTCAATATCACTTCCACAGTGTTTACATTTAATGGCCTCTTTGCGGATAGGCTCGGCGCAGAAAGGACATTTTTTATACTCACCAGACTCACCATTAATCACTGCTCGGCGTTCAGAGGTAGACGATGATATGACAATAAGAAGACCAAGAATCGGCGCAATAAATGCAGTAAAACCAGCGATAACGCCGTTTCCATTTGTGATGTTTGATGCTAAAACGACCAAGCCGAAGCCTATAGCGCACATACCAATAAGGTAAAGGAACGCAATACCTAACCCATTTCGTTTTGCAGCAATAACTGCTACAACAATAACTGCTAGCCCAAAAAGCATAAAACCTAAAAGCGGTTCCACATCCCCATCCCCATCCCCATCATTAACATTTGCACACAGGTTAGCACAGGAATAAATGTAGACGATGATATGACTACTTCACTTTTGCCTGTCTTTTCTGCTCTTCAGCCCACTCAGACCTCCAGGCGTCATCGAGGGCCAGTATTGCTGAGTCAAACTCAATGCGGTCGATCAGGATGGTGCGCGATGCCAGGTAAAGCTCAATATCATTCAGGGATAGAGGGAGCGGCACTCCGGCCATGCCGGCATACTTCCTGCCGCGCGATATCATGGCGTAAGCGTTGAGGATCTCCCCAGTGACCGCATCGATTTCAGGCTCTGGAATGGGTGGGAGATTTAGCTTCTCCCTGCGCCACTTTGCTTTCTCGCCCTGCTCGCCAGCGAAGTCCTTTAGCCACTTTTGGGCCTCTATGGCTTTTTTACGGTTTCCTGAGTCTGCTGCTCCTTACCCTGAGCAATGTTTGCCGCCTCAGCCAGTATCAGCCAGTATAGCGCCGGGTGCTGTTTCAGCATGGCAGCCCCAAGTTCTGGGGTGTAGTCGAGAGCGACCTCTATGCCGTCGACTAACTGACCTACTCCCTCCCAGCCTTTCAGCAGGAACCGAGCGGCGTTATCGATCAGCAGGTCATCAACAGAGTCGATATCGTCCACGCTGGCGAGATTAAAATCCGTTGTCCCCACCTTATAACCTGCGTCCATCTTATCGATGTGGCGGCGCACCAGCGCGTTACGAGAGCGATATTGCGGATTCTCGCTGCTGGCCACCAGCAGGCGAAGTTTGAACAGCGATTCTTCTTCCGGCGAGAATTCCTTTTTGCTGCCTTCTGGCTTTTTGTAGGGATAAAACCAGCGCTCGCCATTTAAATCAATTTTCGGGGTAACAATCAGCATAAAAAACTCCATAAAAAAACCCTCCAAAGAGGGCCAATGTTAATCACCACCGCCAGTAGTGGCAGGAACGCGGGTAATAGTTGGCGGAGTATTGGCCGCGGTGATATCCAGCTGAACCTGAACAATGTCAGTGCTCCCCGCATCCGGCCAGTCGCCGGAGATCTGCACTTCCGGGAAATCGAAGGTATAGGCGCCTTCATCATTCTCCAGCGTGAAGCTAAACGGCACCGTTTCGCCGGTGAACGTTTTTTTGTAAACCTCCCAGGCAGCCTTTGACCATGACAGCGTGATTTGACCTGACGGGGTAAAGGTTGTCGGAATGTTTGCGCCGGCGAACGCCGAACCGGTACCGATGCAGCGCTGAGTCTGCATATTGTTGTTGAACTGAATGTTAAAGGTGTCGACGCAGAAGCCTGTCCCGCCATCAACACCATTTACCCGGCGCGAATGGCGGCCTGTGTGGCGTTGTTGTCCTTCAGGTATTCCGCGACAAATGAACGTTGTTGATCGGTGAGGCCATCATCATCCACCAACTCTTCTGCGCACTTTTCCTTTTGCGCAGTGCGCAGTTTCTTCTGCGCAGGTTTTTGCGCAGTGGGTTTCTTGATGTATCGGCGGGCGGTAGCGTAATTCAGTCCCTGCGCTTCACACCAATCCTTCGGTGATACGCCGGTTGCGGCATGATCGGACAGGAACCGTTGCTGAAGCTCGCCCCAGTCCGGTTTTGCCATGGATTATTCCTATTTAACGTGAGGGAGAAAAAGGAATTACTGATTCTCCATAAAATATTCACTTTTATGTTTTGGAATTAAGGCTCTTTAGTTCAGGAGTTATTATGAAAAGAATTATGCTTGCTGTTTTTGTGCTCTGTGGTGCGCTGTCACTTTCAGGATGTATCCTTCCCCCTGGTCCCCATGGAGGCGGACATGGTGGAGATCACTTCCATGGTCCTGAGCATCGTTAATCGCCTGAGGGCTTTCATTTTACAAATGATGAAAAAGGCCGCAAAAATATGCGGCCTTTAGTTACTACCAGCTAGCGTATAAAGAATCTCTCAGGAGCCACCCGGGAGAGGTTCATCTATACGGCTAACTGACCTCTGCCGTTCTGGTGTTGGCAGGCAGAGACGTTATGAGAGTAGTGAGTATTTCAAAATTCACCGGGATAAACAGACAATGATGTCAGTTACCCCGTATAACTGGAAATTGGTGATTGATTGAACTGTCAGCTCAGACGATTTGTCTGATGGTCATTATCACAGGCACTCTATGAACGCCTGCTGTAATGCCTTAGCTGACCTGCTCAGCGGCAGTATCAAACAGCGCCAGCGCTTCGGTCGCTTCCTGGATTGCCTTACGGGTCTTCGAGACAATCTCACTTTCCGTGAAAACACGATCGAAAGAGTCAGCGAATAGCTCAGACTTCAGATAGCTGTCGCCTACCCAGTCAATGGCTAACTTCGCCGCTGCAGTGTCGTAATTCACTTTCTTGATAATATCCAGGCGGATTTGCTCAGATGCGGTGATCTCTGACATGTCTTACCTCTTTGATAAATAATACATACAGAAAGGCCCTGTATTAACAGGGCCTTTTATCGTCAAACTTTAGGGAACCAACTCTACAAGCCAGGTAAAGTAATGACACCCTGACTTTATACTAAAAAGTGACTCATATTAGAGCTAATGGTGATCATCCATAAAACCAGCCTGCGACACCAAGGAACATAGCTGACAGAAAACAACAAATTGCAGTTTTATGCATCAATACACCGTAAAAGGCGCAAGATATCACGACAAGAAGTACAATAAGGACAGGCCACATACTAAACAAAAGAATAGCATATGACTCTGAATTATTATAAATATTATTTTGCACTAGCATCATAATCCTTCTACGGTGTTTGAAAGCATTGCAATGATGCTAATTTTAAATTCCAACAGCGAATTTATAATAAATAGAAACCACCAAACCAACGAAAAATCACTCTTACCAAACAAAAATCATTATCAAGAAGATTCAACTACAACCCAAATATTCAACCCGTGTATATAACGCTGCACTGGAACACAAACAAACACACCTTCATTCAAACTTACTGACTTTATTATACTACCCGCAGGAGGAAAAACATCCCCACTCCCAGGCAACTTGTTAATTTGTTCAGTACCATATCGATAATACTTTGGAAGTTGTGGAAGTTTGCACTCAGTCATAATTAGCAGCTCATTTTATAAGAACTCAATGTAGCATACATAATGAACTAAAAAACCCACATTGCAAACAATATATTTCGTTAAAGTGAAAAACATTGCTTCGCGAGGAGATTTTTTTGTTCACAGCTTCTCTTACCCTCTAAATTCCCTAAGGTTTTACCTAATATCTTAATTTTGAAATGGTAGAAATATTATGAAAGTTACAGACGTACAATCCATGAAGCATACACTCGCTACGCTTGTTATATCCGAAATGTTATCTAAACTAACTTATGACTTTGCTCTGCCATGACAAAGTCCACTGTTCTACCCGTGAGCTCAGGGATGAGCCACTTCCTATAGTGTCAGACCATCCATTTTTTCTCAAAACCAGTAGAAAAACACCTCGAAATCTGACTAAACTCCGACATTGGCTGCCCCTGCAGCGCCCCGTCAATTTGTCGGATTTACTCCACGGGTTTTTTTATCACCTGAAGCTGCTGGGCAAAGGCTACAAGAATCCAGCCCACCAGCGGTACACATTCCCAGCATCCAGAAGCAGGATACCTGAGAGATGTTATATCCTTCGAATATATGAGGAATGTATCGTAAGTAGTTCTATTCAAAGGTGAGTTCATCAAGCCTTAATGGTTTTCTTATAAAAGCCTTTTGGCATTCGATTATGAGTATCTGCCCCTCGCACAATGAGCAAAACACAGGAGAGGATTTACCGGAATCACCATTTCCACAGGTGAGCTCCTAACCCCATAAATAGTGCGCCCAACCGTGTTATCTCTGATAAATTACATAAAAGACCTTGCGTTTACTTACCCGTGGACCTCAAGGATGAAGCCATTTATTTAACTCAATGAGCAGAGGTAATGCTACGGCAGTTGGCTTGCACTGCTTTGTTGTGCGCCAGAATGTCGCGCTTGGTCTGCATATCCAGCACGTCGATATCGTGGTCGGTCAAGTAGATGACCCTCACCCAGTTGCACGCCGTATCAACGACTACCGGGGCGGGTGAAGTGCTCGCGCAGCTCCCGATCAACATTGTTATCAGGCATATGGCTAACAGTCTGCTGTACATCAATGGCCCCTTTCACAACTTCCGCCTTACGTTCTGCCGCGGCGACGGTGGCGGCGGCATTCTCTTCGGTACGCTGCAGATCGGCTTTGGCTTCTGCCTTACGGGTACCGCGAGCATGACCAATACCGAACGCGCCAGCTATAGCGCCCAGGATGACGACCACCAGCCCAGCAATAATTTCGAAGCTCACTGCTGCGGCTCCTTCAGTTCTTCGGCCTTAGCTTTCAATGCTGGCTGGCGTACGTATTGCGAAAGCACCGCCAGCACCACCAGCGCAGGGCTAATCAACGCAACAATGTTTGGAGGCAGAATGTTTTTGATATCCGGCGGCAGCATCGCCCAGGCGTGCAGCGCAGCATCCGGGAACGACTGCGCCCACACACCAACCAGCGCGCCGATAGCCCCCAGCTTTACAGACCACGTTTTCAGCAGCAGGCTGGCATGGGCAACGAACTCCAGCCGGGTATATTTGCGCAGCAGTAACAGAACGAGCACAGCCACCACCACGAGCAAAGCGAAGATGATCATCTTCATAGCACGCGCTCCTTAACCCAGCCGTAGAGGAAATCCTCGTTGGCTTCGCGGCCCTCCGCCAGTTCGAGGTATCTGGCGCCCTGGCTGCAGTTCAGCGCACGTAACAGAACCTGTTCCCCCTCTTTCCCGCGGGCTGAAAGATATCCCTTAAGCGCAGTGATGGTTCGGGGGCCAATGGCGCCATCCGGGATCAGATCGGGATACAACTTCCCACTCATGTTAAGGGCAGTGAGCCAGCGCTGGAAAAACTTACTTGCAACCGATGGCCCCATGTTCACGCCAGTGTCGCAAAGCTCATCTGCCAGTAACGTAGATAAACTTGCCACCTGATCGAATCGGGGGCCGGTCCAGTAATCGCTGAGCAGAATTTGCTTTGCTGTTTCCCTGGGCAGGTTTCTCATATCACCGGTGTAACCATGTGCTCGAGCTGTGGTCTGCGTGATGCCCCAGCGGGTCGGCCCGCCTTTATCCGACGGATGATCGACATAACCACCCTCTTTGCCGAGGATCCCCTCGATAGTCTTGTCTGCTGTCATTGTGCTTTCACTCCGGTGATTCGTTCCCAGAAATACGTGAGCGCTACGGAACCCATAGCACCACTGATACCGGCAGTGGCCAATATCATGTAAATACTCAGGCCACCTTCAATGCTGATGAGCCCACCAATAACCCCGGTAAAAGCCGAAACCACAATCTGCGCAAAAGCATTTATCCAGCTCCATTTTGCTTTGCCCTGCTTTACATCCATCAGGAATCGGACAAGGCCGCCCCAACCAGCAATGATCAGCAGAGCCAGCCAGGTGATTCCGGCCATGCTCTCTTTGTCTTGCATATGCTTTGCCATAGGTTCACCTCCGGGTTAACGGGGTGCTGTGAGTTTGATAAGGATCAGGACCGGCGGGAGGAATACTCATCAATGGTGATTCCGGGTACCTGAAAGAAAAAAACCACCTGTGCGAGGTGGTTGGGAAATTCAATACGAGCTATGTATCAGTGGATAGTGTATGGTTGCGGACCATTCATCAGGAAATGTCATATGCAACAACGCAAAAACTCAAAAAACAATCGCAACTACCTCATCAAATGTACCTGCCCTAACTGCATCAACCAATCAGAACATAGTTACACCCGAGTCCAAAAAGGTTCTGCGCTGATGTGCCCCCACTGCAGTAAGATTTTCACTCAAGACAAACTCCCTCTAGCTTAGGCTTTACGTAATCATAGTATCGGTAAAGCATCCACTGCTGTGCCCGTCTTGATTAGAAAAGTGAGTCCGTTAGCTAAATTCCGCCAAGACTGGTATAGGCCTACAGACTGAACTTTTGACGTGCAGGGCCCCAGAAGACAGCAGGCCTACCGTAATGGAAGGCCTTAAGGGGTTATGCTGCATGTGGGGTGCCAGATAACGACAGGTAATTCTTCGGTCAGTCATCATGGCTCGCTCTGAGGATTCACATCTTAGTGTTTACCCCTTCGCCAGCCAGATGAAGGTATAGCTTTTTTTGATTTTTCTTTGAGCTGGTTACGAGCAAAAAGAAGCCCGCTGAGAGAGGCGGGCTGAAGTTGGCATTTCAAGGAGCAACGGTAAGAGCGCGCCTGATTGTCCGAGCTACCGATTTACCAGGATGCATTTGTTTTTACCGTTACGTTCTTTAAACATAGAAGGGTAACTGTAAACAGTAAACCCAACATGAATCTTAAATATGTTTAGTGGCAGTGTGGTGCCGGGTGCCTCCCGGTGAGCATGCCCCAGTCGGCATGGCCCGCGCTGCATTTACAGGTTTCTGTAACTGACTGGTCGCCCCTCCGCATAGGGGGATTCACCACATCAATACGTTATGTTGCAAACGTAGCTAGCGTCAATACACTCTACATACATTGCTATCGAAGAGCGACTAATCACAGGCATAAAAAACCCGCATTTTATGCGGGTTTATGACTTCGCAGCTTAGATTATCTGAATGCTGAATTCAGAGAAACTTCAGCATCCGGTTCGTGCGTAATTCTGTTTCTCAGATCCCGGCGAATTATCTCAATGGACCAGAACCACACCAGGTGACCAAATATTTCAGAAACGTTTTCATACCATGGTAGTTCGAACAACGGTGGGGTTAGGCCCATAAGCGGAAACGAAATCATATGGACAAACAGTTGTGCGAGTGCACCAGCAAGCAAACCCTGCCACAGCTTAATTTTTGGAAACACCTCGGCAACTACACAATACCCAACCGCGAACACGATGGAGAATATGATATGTGTTACGCCTACCCAGTTAAACACATGTCCGGCGAAGGTATAGACAGCCGCATTTGGATCGGCCAGCCCTAACCAATCACGCAGAAAAATATAAGGAGGGTTAAGGAAGTTTCTGGAGCAATCAATCTGCCCGGCAGCTCGAATTAATGACTCTGGTCCACAGGCACTGGTAAACATATCGACAGGACTACGAGGTGGTAATGGTACTTCAGCACCCCATTTAACAAATGCTGAAACCACCCCAGAAATAAGCCCGATTAACAATGCAACACCATAATGCCGTCTGCGAGGTTCGGTTCGCACAAAAATATCTTTTAACGCCATAAAGCCATCACTTATAAAGAATATTTACAGTTCCTTAATATTCCTTAAGTTTGGCGCATGGCATTTTGATTCAGATCACACTTTATAGCCGATTTCAGGCATTTGTTTTCAAAAACACAAAACCCTGCAGTAGCAGGGTTTATATGAATGGTTTCGTTCAGGTGTTTTATTCCACGATTCAAAATATACACGACAACTTCGGACAAAATCAAGCATTGTGCGCTTAAAATGCAAAATAATGCGACAATTTACTCAATCAGCTGTTGCTCGTTGAAACTCTTTATCTGCCCTCTTCTCTTCCCTCCAGCATAGGTCCACCAGCGCATCGCAGAAAGGTTTCCAGTTGCGTGTCCATGTTCTGATGTGCAGGTCTGGGATAAGCGTCAGAATCGCTTTATAAGCAGCCGTAGAGGGCATCGTTGAAAAGCCATTCCCCGAACAGCGCTCACAGATTTTATATACCGGAGCTCCCTGCTCTCTTGTCGCTTTGCGGTCCAGAACCCGGCCAGAACCACTACAGCGGCAGCGAGCATTTATTTTCCCCTTACCGTCACAGGCTCCACACTTAGCGCTGAAGACGGCTGTTACTTCAGTCCACTTATCCCAGTCGGAAGGACAGACAGCACGGGATTTTTTAGCCCAATACGGTGCTTTGCCCCACGGATTAGAAACTTTGCGTTCTGTGGTAGTGGTTTCAATCTTTCCGGTGCCATTACATACCCTGCAGATTCCCGTTGTTTCCGCGGACCGGGAATACTCCGCAAAAGCAAACTTCGCCAAAATCAGGCAGCAGTGCCCCAGCTCTTTACCCGCGGTTTTGCGTACGTTCTTCGGTGCGGTTTCAATCGCATACCTCGCTAGCGCCTGGACGGCCAACTGCTCATCTGTCTTGCTGATGCCAGCCTTTCCAAAGAACGCTGCCAGTCCGAATCTTGCCCTGCTGCTTGTCACCCCAATACCAGCCATAACATCCGTACCGTTGAGACGGTCAGGTGATGTGTTTTTCACATCGTCGCTGATGTGCATACCCTGAGGGCTGAAATGTTTTAAGGATGCTTCGAGTTTCATACTTTCAGTAACCCCTCTTTTTTCCATATAGCCAATGTTCTGATCACGCCTTCCGCATGCATCAGGCGCAGTTCGTCGCGGGTGTAATCGGTGGTTCTCTTTCTGCCATCAATGAGATCGTGGCAAACACTGCAGGCTATAGCGCCCTGTGTATCGTCCGGCTTGCATCCAGTTCCGCAGGTACCCGCCAGGCGGTAGTGCGCCAGTACGCTGGTTTCAGGATTGCCATTGCAGTACCCGGGGATCCGTACTGTGCATTCGCGGCCTCGGGCCGCTTTGCGAAGATTCGCCATACTCACCCCCACATCCTGTTGCGCCAGCGAGAGTCTGGCCGTGGCGGATTTTTGTCCTCCACCAACTGCGCGCTGACGGTCCATGTCACAAAGTCAGGGTTTAAGCTTCGTTCGACCTTTACGCCCCGCTGGCGATATCTCGCCATCAGTTCGTCGGCCTGCTGCGTTGTGCATTCCTGATGGTGAAACCATGAGCGTTTCATCGACATCACCCCGCGAAGCTTAAAAGCTGGTTGGCGGCGTTCTCAGCTTCCTGCAGGCTGTTGAAAGAACGAGAGAGGATCCACCGCCAGAGAACATCGAGCGATGCTTTGTACAGTTCCTGGAACTCGCATTCGTCCATGCTTGCGAAAGAAATGCTGCGAGGGTGTTTTTTCAGCGTGCCGTCCGGCAGCTGTATGGCATCATAGTGGCCGGCTTCAACGATGACCCACGCCCGGTAAGCATCGAAGGATTTGCAAATACTGATATAGCCGGATCGCTTCTCGGCTATTCGGTCGAGATATTGCCCGGCGGCATCAAGTAACGCCGATTCACTCCCGCCATATGCAGCAAGGTATTTGGCATAACCTGTGATAAGCCTGCGCTCGTTAGACGAAATCGCCCCACCGGTAGGTTCCCAATATTCAAAACCGAGATTGAGTAAAGCAAAGTAACGGCGGTGAAACGCCGGATTGCGGACAAGCTTAAAATCGGCCTCCAGAACGGCGCCGAGCTTGCATTTTGATTGCAAGAAATCGCTGGTCTCCTGCGTGGCAGGGATCAGTAAACCTTGTGACTGCTTTATTAAGTGCAATTGCGCCATGGTTTCTCTCCGTGGCGCAGTAGGTCAACGGTTGTTCAGGCCGTTGATTTCATATTATCAGAAGGCGGGATAACCCGGTAGCCGAGGCGATGAAGAAAACTGGTCATTGCGTTGAGATTAAATACTCCCTCGTCCTCAAGCAGTGGTCGCATAGAAGTAACACCATTTGCCGTGTATACCAGAACCCGGCCTGCTGCCCTGATGCTGCCAACAACTTCACCTGTAGAACGTTTAACCAGATCGTAGTACTCATTACTCTCACTGCGCATCCCTACCTCCCGGAAGCAAACCATATACTGTGTTTTTATACAGTATAAATTAATGTTAAATCACTTACATGTGAAAATTTCACGGTAGCGGAAGATATGATGGCAGATGAAGATCGTCCTACAAGCCCCTATTTTCAAAGGAGATAATCAAAATCGAAACTTTGGTGCATTTGTATATTTTTACCGGTTGACGGAGGTAAAAGCTTTGCACGTTGGCCAAAGGCATATTTTATGTGTTGTACAAGTCCCTATTTGATCAATGCAGTGATGAAATAGCAAAATATGATATTTAGTTAAAATAACCGAAGATTTTGCAGCATTAAAACCCAAATTATATGGAAATATCCATATGACATATTGCACCGCCCTTCAGACAAAAGATGAGTAATGGTTAATGATAAGGAACAAGTGTTAATAAACACCGGTGCAGGTTTGGTTAATTCGGTGGAGCTTGTGGTGTTCTGCCCGGCCATATCGAAATAGTACGAAGAGGATACGCAGGGTAATTCAACGCTTCTTTCTCTGTAGTAACGGATGCGCTCCGTGAAATAATCCCGTGGATGCTCGGACTGTTACCGCATCACGACTTCGGCGACAACCGAATGATTCCGGCGATCTTTGTAGGTGTCGCTGGACGCGGCAAGGTCGACGTTAACCTTGTCCTGTTCGTCTTTCTGCTTTGATGCTATATTCCAACTAACATAATCAATCACTTCATTTTATAAGTTTTTCCATGAACAAAAAGACAATAAGAATTATCGCCTGCTGTGTTATCGCATGCATGTTTGTAGTGGTGCCAACGTCCTTAGTTCATGGTGATTCTAACTTTGGTTTTGCCTATCAATTTATCTGGAATGTTGGTTTTGATGATAATGGTGTTTTCCCTTCTGCAGTTGAGCCATTGTACTTGATGGTGCAGATAATCGGCGTCCTTGCCATTACCTGGCTGCTTACAAAAGACAGTAAGTGATGTAATTACCTATCACTTATCAGAGAAGTGAGGCTTTACGTTCTGCGAGGGATTTAGGCGACGCCATTCTCCCGCGGGGCTACTACTTCCCTGTAACGCTTCATATAATGAGAATAACTACCTCCTGTGCTATCTGTGGCAGAAAGTAGCCCAAACTCACAATTTCGAATCTCGCGGGTCACCCCACCAACAATCGGTTAGCTATTCTCAGCAGAATTTTCCAGTTTAGCCGTTTAGTAAACGTAAAAAAGCCGAGCTTAAGCTCGGCCTTTTTCACCTTATACACCACCTAAACAATTGGAGGTAGTATCTGAAATAGTTCTTGAATTACCTGCACAAGGTTAGTTACTGCCTCGATCAGGGTAGTCGTCAACTGCATATAATGAAGAAAAATTACCATGTCCACTTACCTTATAAAAGAAGTTACGGGTAGTGGAGGAGAGCCCGTTGCTGCCCTTTAAATCTTCCTCAAGCAACGGCTATCTGCACGCCAAGTAAAGAAAGCACCCCTCCGCGAAGGTATCTGAAACAGCTCCACCCGTTTCAGATAAGGACTATGAATAATCTAGCCCGTCTTGAATGCAAAATCACGCAAGTTATGCGTTGCTCACGACTGATTTCAATGACATATCAATAATATTTTTCATCTCAAATCTTCTAAGAAATGAAATATTCCATTGAAAAGAGAGAAATTCCGACCTATCATTTTTGGGCCAAGTAAAGAAAACATCTCTCTCACAGCCAGACTTCCAATCTGCTGTGAGTACCAAAACCCGGCACTAATTGCCGGGTTTTATATTCTTTTCCAAGTGCTTATGCGGCCTCCCTCGCCCTACACATCTCGGGCAAGTTAGCTCTCACCAGCGCCTCAGCAAAAGGCGGTGGCACAGCATTGCCACAGCGCGCCACCTGTTTTTCTTTCGAGTACTTCTTACCGCGGTAGTCACGATCGATGATGTACCACTCCGGGAATCCCTGAGCGCGGTAAAGTTCATGTGGCTGCAGCATGCGCATTCCGATGTCAACAATGCGGTAAACGATGCCCTTAATCGTCACCAGTTCGCTGACGCCAAAAGAATTTAGGAACTCTTTAGCTTGATCCGCACGCCGCTCGTCGTAATCATTAGCCGCCAATAACGCGCTAACTTCTCCAACATGCTGACCTCCAGCAGTGATTGTCGGCATCGGTTCATCGGTACGCTGACCATCACGGCAGGTACCACGCAATTTTACCAGGTGCGATGTCACAAGTGCGTGATGATCGACGGTAGTCACTGAGTGAGCTGGCTCATCAAGCGCAACGCCCGGACCGGTGTAGTTCCCGCCATAGTGTTTCGCCAGGAACGCAGTTGTTACGGCAAACTTATTGCCCCCAGCTGTAACAGTACCCAGCGGTTTACCAAGATTGAGCACCCGAGGCGATTGCCCCACCCGTTCGCCATACCCCATCTGAATAAGCGTGGCCGTGACTAACTGAGACTTTCCCCCACCACCAGCGGTAATTGTGGCGCTAGGCTCATCTGCCCGGTGGCCAATGCTAGCACCGAACTGGCGGGCGATAACCGGGGCAACCACACATGCTCGGGATTGCTTTAGGATGGTATGAACTGGTTTGTTGAGTGGACGCGGTTTAGCTTGGTAATGGCTACCACCATTTCCAGCCACAAACGGTGCCAGAGTAGGTACCGCCAACGCGTAACCATGAGTTTTGGTGATTGTCTGTATTGGCGAATACAACCCCTGTCCACGGAAACAGTCATATTTCCCGCGTGTCGTTGTGTGATTGCACTTCACGATGAACGGCGAAGCGCTTTCGATAACAAAGCGCTGAATGCCGCGGGCAATACGTTTTAGCGTATTCTCTGCCAGAGGCTTTTTGCGATCGAAGATACTCGGCACGGGAATTGTCCAGTCAATGCATTCTGCAGCTGTGCGCCATGGCGCCAGTTTTCCGGCCAGCACAGCCGGTGATTTCGGATCCCCGTGGGTTGCCTCCGGCCAGACTATTGGTTGCCCGTCCCGGCGCATTACCATGAAGAACCGCTTACGGATGGTCGGCGCGCCATAGTCGCAGGCGCGCAGCTCACGGAAATCGACAACATAGCCCAGGCCGGCAACTAAGCGTTTCGCCTGTTCACTATCCGGCGACAACTCCAGAAACTCGCAACATTCTAACAACGCAGGGTGATCCGCTGGAACTCCGGATGTCAGCATGCCGACGAATGCCAGGAACGTTTCGCCAACGCGGTTCGGATCCGGACGCATTTCCGCCGCCAGCAGTGGACCCCACGTTTTAAACTCTTCGACGTTCTCCAGCATCATTACACGCGGACCAACATCCAGCGCCCAGCGAATAACGATCCACGCCAGCCCACGAATCGCTTTTTCAACTGGTTTAGCCCCTTTTGCTTTGGAAAAGTGGCGGCAGTCCGGCGAGAACCAGGCCAAACCAACATTGCGGCCGGCAGTCGCTACTTTTGGACGCACTGAATAAACAGACTCGCAATAGTGCAGAGTTCCCGGATGATTGGTGGTATGCATAGCTACAGCGTTTGGGTCGTGGTTTATCGCGATGTCCACGCTACGCCCAATCGCCATCTCGATGCCCGTACTCGCCCCGCCGCCGCCGGCAAAGTTATCAACGATGATTTCGCTCTCTCTCACACGTATTTCTCCATGGCGCTGGCCAGCGAACGGGCCGCGGCGATAATTGACGGTACCGGCATTTTTTCGAGCCACATTCTGTTGATATGGTGCTGCAGTCGTTGCTTGTGGTGCGCATGGAGAACCCCGGCGCTTTCTACTTGAGACAGAACCATTGCAACCTCGGCGGGCCAAACGGTTTCAGGAACATCCACCAGCAACAACTGCTCCAGCTCCAGAATTCGCTTACAGGCATATTCCAGTGAAGGATCCACTATTTCACCTCCTGCGGGGCGGCTATCGGTTTACCCGCAGAAATTACTTCTTGCACATCCAAAACACGCTGAAAGACAGGGCTGCCAAGCAGGCTGTAATTCATCCCGGTAGCGGTCTTTGGCACCATCCCAAGCCGTTTCATGTCAAAATCGATCACGGCGCGCTGATCGCGGAACAATCCCAGACGACCATGCCGGACAACCTCGCCAGTCGCTTCTGCTTCGGAAAAATACCGCTGGACAGTAGCGCGGCTCAGCCCAAGTTTTTTCATTGCCTCGGCGGTCGTGAGTCGCCCCTGATGTCTGGTGATCCGAATCACTGCGCGGACGTACTCTCTGCGCTCAACTGCTGACAATGCTCTTGCCATACATACCTCACTTAACGACGCGCAAATGGCGCACGTTTTTGCGATAGCTGTCCCATTCAAAATTCACCCACATACCGCCGTCCATCTGGAGACGGTCAAGGATCCGCATGCCCAGTGTTTCCTTCAGCGATTCATAGTTCAGGTTGGTTAGGATGCCGACAGGTCGCATGGAGGACAGCCGGCGATCGATAACCTGATTCAGGATGACTTTTTCACCGCTGCTTCCGCGCTGAATACCCACCTCATCCAGAATAAGCAGGTCCACATGGCATAAATCATCCAGCAATGACGCCTCTGACTGCCCTCCGTCATAACATTCCCGAACACGCAGCATGAGATCCGGAATGGTTACCACCAGCACAGAGCGGCCACCAGCCAGCAGGTGATTTCCGATTGCCGCCGCCAGATGGTTTTTCCCGGTGCCTGGCGCTCCGCTGAATACGAAGCTCGCAAACCCTGAGCCGAATTGCTGCGCGTAACTCTTCGCCATCGAGAGCGCCCGACGCTGGCCATCCGACTCAACCTGATAGTTAGCGAATGTGCAGCCGCGGTGCAGATCCTGAATTCCTGCACGTCCAAAGATTTTCTCTGCACGTGCGCGCTGGTTTTGTTTTTCCAGTTCCTCACAGCGCTTACGGCCTTCTTCGGCTTGCCAGGCACGCCATTCATCAACGCTGCCAAATTTTGGCTGAACGCCATGGGGAATGAGTTTTTTCAGTCGCTCCAGTGCATTCCCGGTACCAATCATGTTTTTCATCGCTACCCCCTGAATCCCGATGGGATGGTTTTGTCAGGTTCCGAAATCTGATTGGGATCTCGTGCGCCTGGCGCCTGCTGAATCGCCCACGGTTCGCTGAAATGCATGCCAGGGCCAAAAAACGTTTTCGCCTGTTTCACGTACTGCGTGTTGAGGATTCCCTCGGCTTTAACGAAAGCCGCGTAACGCACCACTCCTGCGAAGATTTCCGCCGTAGTGGTTCCATCCCTGATTCGGGCATTCCAGGCTTTGAAGGCATCGGATTTGCTGTTACCCCCTGCCCGCTTGGGATAAACCGACCAGACCTGCTCGAAATCATTCGGGTATATTTTTTGGGGATCAGGTTTATCGCCTTCGTCCTGGGTCTGATGGTCTGGGGGTGTGGCGAAGCCATGCCCCGAACTATCTTCTTCCTGATCCTGTTCCTGCTCCTGATCCTGTTCCTGGTTAAGGAACGGTTCGAGAACCCTTTCGGAACCCTTTAGTTTTGCGATGCCGATGTGGGATATTGCCGAGGCTAAAACCCGCGCCAGCTCTGGCTTAACCGTAGATGTGTCCGGGACCTGATCAAACAAACGCAGTGCTGCAATTCCCTGGTTTGGGTTTTCAACTGAATTCCAGGTCAGAAAGTTACGAATTAGCACCCATTTCGATGACGAATCACGCGTTGCGAAACCGTTAGCCGATAGCTCATCAAACCCTTTCGAAACCCTTTCAGGAGTCCAGGCTAAGTCTTCCGAAACGTATCCATCAGGCAGCCGGAAACACCCAATCATGTTCGTGTGTTGCCCGGTGAGCAGGTACAGCGCCAGCAACCTGGCATCATCCGATACCCGGCGCATTCCATCGCTTATCCAAAATGATGTATGCACCTTGCCATAATCACGCATAGAGACCCCGTTGTTGCTTAAACTGGTGTGTTTTCATCACCAAGCACCCACAGCAAAGCCGCTGCGTATTCGCCGCTGGCGGTTTGAAGTTGCTGGGTGATTTCCTTACGGGATTTAAGACGCGGCTTTGTGTCTCCGAGGACAGCGCGCTGGCGGCGAACTTTCTCGTGGCCAGTTACACCCTCTGCCGCTGCCTCTAACTGTTTGACCGTTTCCCGTTGCTTTTCCGGTGGCATATCGACCAGCTGACGCGCTTGAGTGACAGTGACTTTTCCAGCCTCAACCGCCGCCTGGACGGCCTGCGTAGCATCCAGTAGAGCCACGGTTGCCTGAACCGTTTTTACGCTGCAGCCAAAAAGCAGGGCAATGTCATTTTCGTCATGACCGTATTCCATCTGCTGAACCATTTTTTTGGCCCGGCCCAGTGGGGTATCTGGTTGCGTTATCTCGTTTTCGCTGACCATGTACTTGGCCATTTGAATTGCTGAGCCGCGCTTAGCTATACCGGGTAACGGCCAGGGTTCCAGCCCTGCCCGTTTTCTCCTGGCGTTTGCTTCCTTAGCGTTCTTTACGCGCTGCCGACCTGCCACCACACAGGTTTTCCCTGTCTCCGGGTCCTTCCACACGATAATCGGTTCGAGTACCCCAAGTTCCATGATATTGAGGATCACCGCTTCATTAAGCGGTAGGTGTACTCGTTCGTCGTAAAGCGGGTGTGTTGTATCGGTAACCAGATGCAAACTTTCTGGTTCGAAAAAAAGAACATTGCTTTTGCCGCTGGCGCCGTATGCATCGATAGAATTTTTAGCCATGGGCGCCCCCATTATTGATATTCAGTTGGTTCGTGTTCATAATTTCCCCTGTGAATTGATCCAGTTAATTCGCAACGAAAGCCGTAGGTGTTGCAGCACCGCGGTTTTCACCTTTTTTGATATTTCCCATTACAGAGCTCCCAGCATTGAAGTGACAATGGCCATCAGTGGTGCTGTTAACTCCGGATCTATCCGGAACATCTCGACAATTCCCTCGCTCAGTTCTTTTAGCTTCTGATGGCGTGGTGCCCCCATAGCAACGGCAACCTTTGCTTCGCTGGTTTCTTTTTCCAGACGAGCCAGACGGGACATAAAACTGTCTTCGGGCAATAGACGGTGGCGATATTCCAGCGGAAGAACGGCCATGATCGCCGGTGTAAGAAGGCGAACGTACTCGCGATAGCGCTCAGACTCGGCCGTGTTGTCCAGGTAGCGAAAAAGCTTTTGTCGGGCTCGGCTGATGTCATCAGGAAACGCGATCTCCTCCCCGCCCTGCTGTCGCCATTCCTCGACGATGTAAGCAGAAACAACATCCTGACCTTCAGCCGCTGCCCAGGCGCGAACGGCGGAGCGAATGTTGTCGTGCTCTGCCACTATCGGCTGATTTCGCTTTATCAAAACGCCGGTCTTGAATCCGGTATTTTTTTGAAAGGACATTATTTGCATGATCCGGCCCCCTGTTTCGGCAAGCCGTCAGTTGGATTCGGGTAGAGATCCGGGCGAAGTTCGTGCGGGGTGACGCCGGTGATGTTGAATATCGCCAATACCCGGTCGTGAGGAACAACGCCTTTGTAGCGATTCTTCCAGCGACTTACCGACATGGGTTTGATGCCCAGTAGGGTTGCCAGATTGCTAGCTGTACCTACTTTTTTGATGGCCTTTTCTAATCCGTTCATAGTCGTCTCCGGTGAGTATACACATCAATTAAGCCTGAGACTTAATAATCAGTCAAGTCTAAGACTAATTTAAATTTATAAGCAAAAGGCTTACTCTTCTGATATGACTGAGAAAAAATTACTTAACCCGATTCTCGTAGAGCGCCTGACAGAACTAACTCGCCGCGGGATGACAAAATCTGATATGGCCAGGGTTGCAGGGGTAACTCCGCAATCAGTAAACGGCTGGTTTAAAAAAGGCGTAATAAGCAAAAAGTCAGCGCTGGCTGTAGCTGACGCAGTTGGCGTTTCAGTACCTTGGTTGCTCGGCGAAGACGTTGATGAAAAAGACGGACTCAAACCAGACGAACAGCGGCTGTTGGAGCTATATCGCCAATTGCCGGAAGAAGAACAGCAGAACATATTGCGGATCGTGTCACTGCGGCTCAAGGAACTCGACGAGTTATACGCCAAGTACATGGGTCGGCGGATTCAATCGCAGGAATGACTTATTTGGAGTGCGAAAAGTCTCGATCTTAATAACTTCTATCGAAAGCTGCAGAAATGCAGCTTTTTTTTTACAAAAATACATTTTGCATGTTGTTACGTACATATGATTAAATGCATGTACACTCACAACACGAGCAGAACCCTATGACTAACCAAATTGATAACGATGCAGATAAAGAGCCCTCAGGAAAAGCAAAAGGCGGTAAGGCAAAAGCTGCAAAAATGACTCCAGAAGAACGAAAAGAAGCTGCCAAAAAAATGGCGGCGGCTAAAAAAGAATTAGCCTCGCTACCAATAGCTGAATATGGTTCATCTGATGCCCCCCTACGCATTGGTGATGCTGAGATACAATGTTATGTACTTAGCGATGGCTCTCGTGTTCTTTCTCAAAGGGGAGTATTTTCAGGCTTGGGTATGTCTGCAGGTGCTGCTGACCGACTACTTAATTTTGTAGGCGGAGACAGGATAAAACCATTTATAAACAATGAGATACTGCCGATTATCGAAAACCCCATAAAGTTTAGACACAAAACCGGTGGAGGAGTCGCTTTTGGTTATCCTGCGACCATTTTGGCGGACATATGCGATGCAATACTCGCAGCCAGGAAGGAAGGGAAGCTTCAAAAACAACAGGAGCATTTAGCTGAGCGTGCCGAACTACTCGTCCGTGGCTTTGCCAGAGTTGGTATAGTAGCCTTAATCGATGAAGCTACGGGATATCAGAAAGCACGTGAGCGAGATGCTCTCGCAAAAATACTTGAAGCTTTTGTTGCTAAAGAATTACAACCATGGGTACACACCTTCCAACCTGATTACTATGAACAGTTGTGTCGCCTCAGAGGTGTCCCTTATCCGCCTCAAAAGAAAAACTTTCCATCTTATTTCGGTACATTAACCAATAAAATAGTTTATGACCGCCTTGCGCCAGGATTACGAGATGAACTTAAAAGTGAAGCAGCCAAGAGTAAAAGGAAGGGACGTCTTCACCAACATCTAACCCAAGAAATTGGCCATCCTAAGCTTAGAGAGCATCTATCTTCCGTCGTAACAATTATGAAATTGAGTAAGGATTACGAACATTTTGAGGACAACTTAGAAATGGTTCACCCTGAGCTACCCAAAGCTGATACCTAAGTAATATTACCAACCCGGCCATCGAGCCGGGTTTTTTGTACCCATCTTACGCATCTTCTTTATCTCACTCTTTCCCAACCCCCTAATGTGACCATCGCGTCAAGACTTTATGCCCTTCCATCCCTCCATCATCAATATTAAGCCTAAAACTTACATACAGACTTCGCCTTAGACTTGACACGTATTAAGCCCCAGACTTAATATAATACCTCCAAGACGCACCACGAACCACCCAGGCATGGAGCCCACGAAGTAGCTGCCGGCGGCATACGAATCACCGGATGAGGTGGAGAGATCAACGCGCAGTAGGTTCAAACGTTCCGCTGGCCACGTAATGGCTGAGGCTGAAATGAGTAAGCAAGGCATCAGAGCCATGGTCATTTCAGCAGTTATCGGGCTCTTCATCTGGATCGCGCTTTTCTGCGCAATGAGGGAGTTATTTACATGATTGATTTCGCACGCAAACCCGCTCGTCAGCAGGCTGTTCGTTTAAATCCGCTGTCGGCTTTCATCCGCCGGGTGTGCTACATGCTCGCGCAAAAAGGAGATCCTTCATGAGCACGATGTTTGCCCTGGTTCTCACCGTCAGCATGCTGACGGGCGGTAACGGCGTTTGCAGAACTAATGTCTGCGGCCAGCATTGCGATCCCGGATCATCTCGCAGGCAAACCTGCCGACTGCATGGCAATCGTTATGCAGTCAATGCAATGGGGAATGAACCCTTACGCTGTCGCACAAAAAACGTTCTTTGTAGGTGGAAAAATCGGGTACGAAGCCCAGCTCATCAGCGCAATCCTCAGCAGTACGGGAGCCATCCGCGGGCGTTTTCATTATGAATACGAGGGTGACTGGTCTAAATGCACCCGCTCGAAAGAAGTTACAACTACAAAATCCGGAAGAAACGGCAATTACGAAAAGACAGAACGTATACGAGCCTGGAGTGATGAAGATGAAGAAGGCTTGTATGTGCGGGCTGGGGCGGTAATTAAAGGTGAAACTGAGATTACTTGGTGTGAACCCGTTTATCTTTCAAGCGTGGTAATTCGAAACTCGCCACTTTGGGCAACTAATCCTAAGCAGCAGATTGCTTATCTCGCGACAAAATACTGGTCTCGTATCTACTGCCCTGCCGCAATCATGGGTTTTCAGGATGCTGATGATCTTGCCTATCGCGAAGAGAAAGTTATCAATCCAGAGCCTGTTCAACGCATGAGTATGAAGGAAATCACCTCTGATGTTGAAACGACCACCAGCGCGCAAGAGCCTGCATCTAACGTCGACTCTGTTGCTGACGAACTCCGAGACCGGATTGATACAGCTGACTCAGTGGACCAAGCCAAAGCCATTCGTGCAGACATCGAATCACAGAAAGCTCTGCTGGGTACTGCTTTGTATACCGAACTGAAGAGTAAGGCGGTGAAACGCTACTACCTTGTTGATGCGAAGAACAAAGTTGAGGCCGCCATAAATTCACTCCCTAACCCGGGGGATCCGGAAGCAGAAGCATTATTCGCGAAGGCAGAAAGCACCTTGACCTCATCGCGCCGCCACCTCGGTGATGAACTGTATGACCAGTTCCGCATCACCCTGGACGACATGAAACCGGAATACGTGGGCTAACCAGATCGGGAGAGGAAACTCTCCCGATAAAGGAATGTATATGCGATTGATTAACCGAAGCAGACACTCCCCTCTGGGCCGCCAGGCGTGCGATGCCGCGCTGGCAAAACACGTTGAGCTTTATGGAGCTTACGGGCGACAGAAAACGAAGAGAACTTATACGGTGGTGGTTCAAGGCTCAAAGATCACTGTAGAAGTTGTTAATAGAAAAAGTAGCTATGTGGCCACAGCCATGAGCTGCGCACGCCGGCTACACCATCTGCCTGGACAATGTAACTAAGGGGTTTTTATGACTAATACATCTCATAAATCAGATGAAATTTTGATAACCGATGACGTTCTGTCCAGATACAAAATATCGCGCAGCACACTCTATTTCTGGAGCACCCCATCCCGGATGCCCTCTTACTTTGCTCAGCCATTCCCGCAGCCTAAAATAAATGGCAGCCCTAAAAGGTGGAGACTTTCAGACTTGCTGGCCTGGGAAGATAACGTGGGGATCAAACCAGAGGCTGACCAACCAGCTTCTCAAGGTGATCCTGCCAAACAGCAAGCCAGTGACGCTGATCATCCAGATAATCATGCAGGTTATAACGTGCCATGA